CGGTGTCAATCGGCGTTTTTGACGGCGAGCAGGCGTATATCGCAGGCATCCATGAGTACGGCTGCCGGATACCGGTAACAGACAAAATGAGAAAGTTCCTTGCACGAAAAGGACTGCACCTGAAAGCGACTACGATAGTAATCGTGATTCCGGAGCGGTCCTTTTTGCGTGCGGGATTTGACGCTAAGAGCGCAGAAATCAAAGCGATTGTAGACAGAGACATAGGCGAGCTTGCCGCGGGGCGTTTCACCGCGGAAGTGCTCCTTGACGATGTCGGAATGACCGCCCGCGGGCTGATACAGCAGTATGCCCGTGACCTGTCAGCGCCGCCGAATCATCCGTTTACGGCAGAGCAGAAGGGCAGCTCGAACCCGCTGGTAGATACCGGCAGCATGATCGCAGCGATTGAGTACAGAAAGGAGTAGGCGGGTGTTTCACTTTGCAGACCTTGTGAAAAAGTACGCCGTCGCCTGTGAAATCGTAGCCCTGCGAGGCGGAGGCTATGAGGGCGGCGAGTATGTGCGCGGAGAGCCGGAAAGAAAAGCGGTGAATGCTGCAATCGTCCCGCTCTCTCAGGGGAAGATTTACCAGTCCGGCGGTGCGCTTACGACAAGCGACCGCGATTTTTATATCCGGAAGGCCGACGACAGCATCGACCTCGATGACAAGGCTTGCACCTACTATGTGGCGCATAAGGGCAAGACCTACAAAGTCGAGGGCGCAGAGCTGTTTGCCGAGGACTATGCGGATGTGAGCCGCTACACGCTGAAAAGGGTGGACAGTTTCGATGCTTAAAAAAGGGATTCAGGAATTCAACAAAGCAATCTGTGACGGCATCAAAAAAGACCTCGGCCTAATTGCTGTAAAGGCAAATCAGACAGGGCACATTCCGCCGTATCCGTACGCGAGCTTTTCGATTACATCGATTGCCGAGAGCGGCGGAAGCTACGGGCGGACGGAAGCAGAGGAATTTAAGCCAGCCGTCGTCACAATGTCTTGGACAGTGCAGGCCGACAATGACCTCATCTGCTGGGAGAAAGCGCAGGCGCTCGCAGATTGGTTCCGCGTTTCCGGAAGAACCTACCTTAAAGAGCAGGGCATCGCGCCGCTTGAAGTGATGGACATCAATCAGCGGGACAGCCTGATCACGATTGAGTACGAATTCCGGAAAGGCTTTGATGTACGATTTTCCGCTATGAATGTGCTGCCGAGTACCGGAGAGCGCATCCAGACTGCGGAGATTCAGAGAAAGGAGATCTAAATGGCACTTGATGTCAATGTAAAGATTAAGCTTACGAGCAGCGCGGGCACCGACGGCTTCGGCATCCCGCTGATTCTTGTGAGCCATGCTGACAGCGCAGTGGCGTATCACGAGTGCGCGACCGCAAGTGAGGTAAAGCTCGCGGGTTTTGCCGAGGGCAGCGAGGCGTACAAGCTCTTCGTGCTCATGAAGGCACAGGACAACGCACCGCGCCGCATCGCGCTTATCCAGACCACGGACGGCGCTGTGGAGGCGCTTAAGAAGCTGACCGGTGTGCGACAGGTGGTCGCCGTGCTCGGCGGGGGCGATACAGCCGTCGATGTGTCCGCATACGTGGAGGGCAGAAGAGACTTAATCTACTTCCCGGTCCTCAACGCGACGGACGGCCTCGCAGCATACGCAAAGCGCGAGCGCACGATGATCGGCGTGCACTCTGACGGACAGAAGCTCGCAGCGGCGCTTGTCGGCGCTACGGCAGGCATGGACGCGGGCAGTTTCACCTACAAGAACATTATCTTGCAGGGCCTTGAGCCGGATGCAGAGCGCACTGAGGAAGAGATTCTCTCGCTCTCGACCGGCAGCGGAAGCGGCGGTACTTGCGCGTATACCATCGCGCGAAAGGCGGGCGACCTTGTGACCACTGAGGGCAAGGTTGCATCCGGTGAGTACCTGGATATCGTCGACTCTTTCGACTGGATTATCCAGGGAATCGAGATTGGCGCGCAGAAGCTCTTAAACGGCTCGCCGAAGCTGCCGTACGACAATCGCGGCATCGGCATGCTGGAAGGCGTGACCGCAAATGTGCTTAAGCAGGCGGACAACATGGGAATGATCGCGCATAACGCTGCGGGAGAGGCACTCTATGCGACCGAATTCGGCGGCGTAGACGCTACGAAGGAAGCAGACCGCAGAGAGCGTAACTACGCGCTCGGGCGCTTCACCTTTACCCTCGCAGGCGCGATTCACACCGCCGAGATTAACGGCACGGTGACCATCTAACGAAAGGAGACTACGAGAATGCACGCATACGAGTTTGACCCGAATGACGTATCTATCACCCTCAGCACGAAGAGCTACGGCACTTTTGCCATCACCTGTACCGGTGAGGATGACGTGGAGTGCTCGAAGGATGAGGACGGCGCGGAGGCCGTAGTGGGCGCACAGGGCGATGTGGTCGTAAACCGCAGCCGCAATCAGCTTGGCACTATCAAATTCTCCGTACAGGCACAGAGCCCGCAGCTGCCTCCGCTTAAGCGGCTCGCGGATTCCACGGAGCTTTTCGGCATCTGGGTGGTCAATAAGTCCACCAACGAAAAGGTCGGCGGCACGCAGGCTTTTCTTAAGAAGAGCGCGGACAACAAGGTCGGCAAGAAACTCGGAGACAGAAGCTTTGAGGTGCAGGTCCTCGATTACACGGACCGATAAGGAGGCGTAAATGGCTAAATTTTACCAGAGAACTCAGGAAATCAATGGCGTGACGTACGTCGCGCAATTTAATGGACTCAGCGCTTGGCAGGAGTGCATTGACGACTCCTACATTCCGGGCACGGACAACGTGTCCAATGCTCGATACGCAAAGAACGTCTTGAAGCGCGGCCTTCTGGAGCCGTCGGGGCTCACTCCGGACGACTTCGACACGGAAGATGAGCTCACCGAAGTCGTGAAATTCGTCGCAGATGTCATGCGCGGGCGATTTCGAAACACCGAGGACCCGCAGGCAGCTCCGGCAAAGGGCAAGAGATAACTGGGCCTATTGGAGGCTCGTTTTTGACGGACACATGGACTATGAGACGGTATTCTGCCGCCTCACACCGAATGAAATCACTGAGGCGAATGCAGCGCTGGATCATTACATCGACCTCATGAACAAGGCGCAGGAAGGAGAGTAAATGTCAGTAGTACGCGAGGACGTAATCAAAATTACCTTTGACGTCCCGAAAAACCCGCTTGGCGATGTCGACAAGAGCATGCGCGATTTGCTCTCCTCCGCGAAAGCGGCGACAAGGGCGACAAATGACGCCGTGCGAAGCTCTACCGGAGAGACAAAAAAGCTTGGCGCATCGCTCAAGGCGGCTGCGCAGTCCGCAAAGAATTTCGTCACGAGCCTGCCGCGAAACGCGATTGCAGCGGCAGCGAATAAAATGCGGAGCCTCGCCTCCGGCGCAAAGAATTTTGTCGTGAATTTGCCGCGTAATATCCTTCACGGCATCGTATCCGGAATTAAAGGAATCGCAAAGGCCGCCGTAAGTGCCACGAAGAAACTCGGGCTGCTTGCGGCAAACGGCCTTAAAAAGCTTGCCGGAATCAGCCTTAAGGCTACTATCGCCGGAGTTGCGGCGCTTGGCGCAGGCATCGCTTTTATCGGGAAGCAGGCGCTCTCTGCCTTTGCGGACGCTGAGCAGCTTAAGGGTGGCGTAGAGACGCTCTATGGCGGTGTAGGGTCCGCCGGTGCAAATCAGGTCCTGCAGGACGCAAAGACCGCGTACCGAGAGGCAGGGCTCTCCGCGAATGAATACATGGAGACGGCAACCAGCTTCGCAGCGTCTCTCACGAATTCGCTCGGCGGTGACACGGTAAAGGCCGCACAGATGGCAAAAACTGCGATTGTCGATATGTCGGACAACGCCAACAAAATGGGCTCCGACATTGAAAGCATCCAGAACGCGTACAACGGCTTTGCCAAGCAGAATTTCACGATGCTCGACAACCTGAAGCTCGGCTACGGCGGAACGCAGTCCGAGATGCAGCGCCTGCTCGATGATGCAAACCGGCTGAACAAAGCGGCTGGCAGAAACACCGATTATCAGATTAAAAATTACGCGGATATCGTCTCCGCAATCCATGATGTGCAAACGCAAATGGGAATTGCGGGCGCGACGCAGGCCGAGGCGACAGACACGATTTCCGGCTCGATCGGGATGCTGAAGGGCGCGTACTCGAATCTGGTCGCAGGCCTTGCTGACGAAAACGCAGATTTAGGGCAGCTCTTTACGGATGTCGCAGACGCAGCGGGAACGGTATTTAAGAATATCCTGCCGCGCGTCGAGCAGATTGCAGCGGCGCTTCCGAAGGTGCTTGTAAAGGCCGCAAAACTGCTGCAGACCGAAGTGCTGCCGAAGCTTGCCACCGCCATGCAGCGCATGCTGACTGAGCTGCCGACCAGAGCCGCTGCCGCTGCGCGGGATATTCTGCCGCGCGTCGCGGCC